TGCACCTCAAATGGTAGGTGGTGCTTTTGAATTAAGTGGAGGTGTAGAGCCTGAACCTGTTCAAGCGTATGTAGTTACAGATGATATGACTAACAGCCAAGATAAGTTGGCTAATATAAGACGTAGGGCAACAATTTAAAAAATCAAATATTAATTAACTAAATATATTATATATTATGCCTTGTAAAGAATGCGAAAACGGAAAGTATAAATGGGGGGAACGTGGAGAATGTAAATACGACACCCTAGCAGATTGTGAAAATGCGAATGCAAAATATTCAGAACAATCTAAAAATACACGAATAGTAGAATTGATTATAGAGGACGATAATCAAGAATTAGCTATTGATGCAATCTCGCTAGTATCTGCTCCAGCCATAGAACAAGATTTTGTGTTCTTTGGTAAAGAGAAACATAATTTAACTTTTGCTAAAGTGGACGAGGAGAAACGTATGTTAGTTTCGCCAGCCCTTATTCCCAATAAGCAAATTTTCAGATACGACCCTAATACAGATAGTGAATATTACGTTTACTTCTCCCCTGCTACCATTAGGAAAGCAAGTGAGCTGTATTTAAAACATAATAATCATCATAAAGCTACTTATGAGCATTCGGATAGAGTGTCAGGAGTGCTAACAACTGAAAGCTGGATAAAAGAAGGAGATAGTGATAAGTCAAAAATGTACGGATATGATCTCCCCAACGGCACTTGGTTTGTTAAGATGAAAATAGAGAATGATGAGTTATGGAGTAAAATCAAAGAAGGCGAATTACGCGGATTATCAATCGAAGGATATTTTATAGACAAAATGCAAAAAATGAGTGAAAAACAACCAACAGATTTAGAAATATTATCAGCTTTAAATGAATTATTTAAAGACGGAAAGCTAAGCAAACTTAGTAAAGTAGAAAGAAAAGCTATAGCGAAAAAAGTAGAATTACAAGATGTAAAAACTTTAGATAAGCTAGAGAGTAAAGCTTATGCAATTTATGATGCTATGCCTGATGCAAATGATATTGAAATGTCAATAGATCAAATAGATAATTGGCAAAGCGATATTGTTTTTTCGCAAGAAAAATTAGAAGAAGCCAAAGAAGAAGCAGATGAATATAAAGAAGATATAGCATTCTACAAAGAAGAATTAAAAGGGATTAAGCCGAGAATAAAGTCAGATGAGGCTGGATTAAAAGAAGCAAATAAGAAAATAAAAACAAGATTAGCAGAAATAAAAACAGCAACTAAAGAAAAGGTTAATGCACAGAAAAAAGCAACTACTATTTTAAAAGAAGCTACTAAACAAGTTGCTAATGCTAAAAAAGTAGCATCTCAACTAGCTAAAGGGATCAAGGACTTTGAGAAAGCAGCAAAAGCATTAGGAGTTAATGCTTCATCTAAAGTCAATGAATATATAACAGCATTGAAAGATGTTCAAGATGTTGCAGGTTTCAAAGTACCAAAAATCAAATAAATTAATTAACAATTCTATTATATTAAAAAAGGGAAAACTATGGATTTAAAAAAGCAAATATTATCAGCGTTAGGACTTGACGAGGAGAAAGTCAATTTAGGCTGGCAAGCAAAATCAGAGGACGGAACCATTTTTGTTTCAACTGCTGAAGAATTAGCCAGTGGAGTGGACGTTAGCGTTCTTACTGAGGACGGAACTACAATACCATTACCAGCAGGAACATATAAGACAGATACCGGAGTAAGCTTTCGAGTTGCCGAAGAAGGCATTGTGGAAGAAGTTTTAGAAACAGAAACGGAGGAGGCTGAAACACCTAAAGAAGAAGTAGAGGCTTCTGAATTAGGAGAAGATAGAGGTGAAGATGATGACGAAGTAGCAGTAGACGATTGGGAAGGTATGGAGAAACGTATCAAAAATCTCGAGGATGCTATTGCGGATATAAAATCAAAAATAGGTGAAGGAGAAAGTTCAAAAGAGGAGGAGATGAGAGAAGAAACTCCTGAAGAAGTAAAAGCGCCTTCTAAAAATCCTAGATCCAAAACCACTAAAACTACAGAGGTAGTAGAATTTTCAGCAGAAGAAATTGAAAAAATAAAAGCAGAAAATGAAAAGCTAAAAACTGAATTAGCAAAAAAACCTGCCGAAGCGCCTGTTAGTACTAATAAATTTAGAAGTGCTACAAAAACATTAACACAAGCGCAGTTAAGTAAATTATCAAGACGAGAGCGATTCTTGTATGATGTATCAATAAAGAACTAAATTAATAAATAAAAATAAAAAAATATGCCTTTACCAACAGTAACACAACCGAACTTTAATGGCAAGTCAGCAGGATTTTATATTTCGGCTGCTTTGCAACAAGTAAATTCGTTAGAGTATTTTACAATGATGGAAAACGTTAAATATAAATCTAACATAACTAGAATAGAAGGAACTGATATGGTTCACAATGCAACTTGTGATTTCACAGAAAATGCAGGAACTACTCTAGCTTTAACAGAAAAAACAATTGAGCCTAAATTGGTTCAAGTAAACCTAGATATTTGCAAGAAGAACCTTTTAGAATCTTGGGAAGCACTAGAAATGCAAGCAGGAGCAGGAGGGAACCCATCAGCTTCATTTGAAGACTATGTGATCTCTTATATAGGTGAGATTATTGCTTCAAATACTGAAAAATGTATATGGACAGGAAACACAGGAAACTCAGGTGAGTTTACAGGAATGGTTACAGGAGCAGTCGGACTATTACTTCCGGGTGTTGATGCAACAGTAGTTCAAACTGCAGCTTCCGCTACTCCATTTTCAGCAACAAACATCTTAGCTAACTTACAAGCAGGAGTTGATTCTATTTCAGATGCTTTATATGGAAAAGATGACTTATATATTTATATGTCACCAACTTCTTACCAAATGTACATAGCTGCAGTATCTACTTTAGGGTATGTTAATGCTTACCAAATGAATGGCGACTATAAACCTTTATATCAAGGGTTCAATGTAGCTCTATGTAATGGAATGGGTAACGATGAGTTAGTTATTGCACAGAAGTCAAATATGTTCTTCGGTACAGACCTGCTGAGCGATGCTACTAGAATACAACTTTTAGATATGAGCGCACTTGATGGTTCAGATAATTTAAGAGTGGTAGCTAGATATTCTGCGGCTGTTCAAACAGGAGTCGGAGCTGATATCGTAAGAGTATCATAATAACAAAAATAACGGGAGTGTTTCGGCACTCCCTTAACTATAAAAAATAAAACAATATGGCTTGTACAAGTTTAACTAAGGGAAGAGGACTCGACTGTAATCGTGTCAGCGGTGGGGTCAAATACGTTTATTTCGGCGTTTATGACCAATTTACTGCACCAATAACAACAACAGGAATCCTAGTGTCAAATTCTGTGGTTACAGATATACAAATGGGAACTAATACTCTATATAGATATACAGTCCCAAGAGGTTCTACAACAGCAAACGAAACAATCACAGGAAACACGGATAATGGCACATTATTCTACACTCCTCAAGTTTCAATGGTTCTTAACAAATTAACAAAAGAAGACCAAAATGAAATTAAGCTCTTAGGACAGACTCAGGTTGTTATATTCTGTCAATTAAATGCTCAATTAGCAAACGGACACGATGTTATTATAGCTTTAGGAGTGTCTAACGCTATGTCATTAAATGCAGGTACTGCTGATACAGGAGCTGCCTTCGGGGACAGGAATGGATACACTCTACAATGGGACGGCATAGAAGCAAATCCTTTC